CAAGAGGGACTCATCGCGCATTATTCGGCGAAGATCCGGGGGACCACGAAGGCCGATGCCGGGGACCTGGACCTTGACGAAGATGACGAGAACCGGGACTTCATCGCCGACGCCTACCGGACCACATTCCCGGTCATCGACCGGGCCTTTGCCGCGGGGGGGAGGTCCGGTCTGCTCAAGGCCCGGGTCGGGATCTCGTTCGACGTGCGGAACTCGCAGGCGGAACGGTGGCTTCGCAGGCGCGAACAACGATTCGTCGAGCAGGTCGCGGACTCGGCCTGGCGGGAGCTCAAGACGAAGCTATCCCGGGCGATGGAAGCCGGGACTAGCATTGATAACCTCGTCGAAATCGTCCAAGACCTCCCGGCCTTCCGGCCAGAGCGGGCCGAGATGATCGCCCGGACCGAGGTCATCGGGGCATACAACGGGGGCCTCGAGGAAGGCTTCCGGCAGTCGGGCAACGTGCAGGCCAAGGTGTGGCTCGCGGCCCTTGATGACCGGACCCGCGAAACCCACGCGATCTTGCACGACCAGCGGGTTCCGATCGGTGAGAACTTCGTCTCGGTGTCCGGGGCTTCCGGCCCGGCCCCCGGGCAACTGGGCGAACCGGGCGAGGATATCAACTGTCGGTGCAGCATGGAGGCGATCGTCGGCTTCGCCCCGGATGTCGACGAGATCCCCGCGGGCGTGAATGATACCGAGGTCCTGGACTAGATGCCGATCACAAACTTCCCCGAGCAGGGCGGCGACTCCCCGGTATCCCTGCGGTCTAGCAGGTATCCCCTATTCCCCCTCGACGAGGCCAAGTCGCTCAAGGACGAATGGCCCGAGATATGGGACCGGGGGGGCAACATCCTCGGGGACAAGCAGTTCAATCGGCTTGCGCCCATGGCCCGGGACCGTCGGTCCCCAGAAACCGACACCGAAGAGGAAGCGGTCCGGTTGCGAGAGGCGTGGGCCGCTCGGCATCTCGAGGACTTCCGGCTTGCGGGGGTGGTTGCGCAGATCAAGTGGCTTGTCATAGGCTCGAGAGGTCTGGACCACATGCGAGACGTGATCATGTCAGAAAAAGAGCGGCTTCGGGATCGTCGCGAGTTCCGCGCCCCCCTGTCCCTGAAGGACGGGAAGGCGTCCTTCGTGATGACCACCGACGCCCTCGATCGTCAGGGCGAGGTTGTGGAAACGGACGGTTGGGACTTCGCGAACTTCATGAAGAACCCGGTCATCCTCGACACGCACCGCTATGAATCGATCGAGGACATCGTCGGCAAGGCCGTGGGTGAGCCCCGACGGGAGGGTTCCGGGTGGGTTGTGGACATCGAGTTCGCGAACACGGAACGGGGCAAGGTGGCCAAGACCCTTGTCGAGCAAGGCATGCTCAACGCGGTATCGGTCGGCTTCCGGTCAACTCAGCGGCGCAAGGAAGGTCGGACAATGCATCACGTCCAGAAGGAGCTCCTCGAGGTGTCTCTCGTTGCAATCCCCGCAAACCCGACGGCTCTTCGGGTCAAGGCCGCGACCGAGTTTGCGGACCTTCCGCTTGCGCCCGAGGACAGGCCTTGGGATGGTCCTAACGCGGAGCAACGCGTCCAGGCATGGGCAGGTGCCGAAGGCCGGGACTTCTCAAACATGGACTGGGCCCGATACGCCAAGGCCTTCTTGTGGGTTGACCCCGAGAACCGGGAGCAGGTTGGGGGATACAAGCTCGGATTCGCGGACATCATCGACGGTGAGCTCGTCGCGGTCCCACGGGGCCTGATGACTTGCGCGGCGGTCCTCGCCGGAGCTCGAGGCGGGGTCGACATCCCCGCGGCAGATCGGGAAGGCGTCGTCCGGCTCCTGTCTCGGTATTACGACAAGATGGACCGCGAGGTCCCCGAGGGCGCAAAGGCGCAGGAGGAAATGATGGACGAAGAGCCGAAGAAGCCCATGGCCAAGAATGAGCAACTGATGAACCTGCGGGATCATCTTGTTGCCGCGGCCGCGGTCGTCGATGCGATGCTCGAGGGCTACGACGAAGACGAAGAGATGCCCGAGGAAGAAGCCCCGGTCGTCGAGGACTCCGCGAAGGCGGGGGGGTCTGGACAAGATTCCATGTCCCCGGAAACACTGGTATCAGCACTTAAAGCGGCGGTGGCCGCTATTGGAGGAAACTAGACGATGAGCGACGTCGAAAAGCTCCTCGGCGACCTCGTCGCCCAGGTCGAGGCCAAGGGCGCAAGCCTCGAGGGCCGCATCGGTGAGATCGAGGCCGTCGTGAAGGCGAACCCGGGCCTTGCCCGCAAGATCGCCTTCTCGGGCGATGCCAACACGGCCGGGTCGAAGTTCGCCGGGATGACCTCGGGCGATGTCCAGATGCTCCACGACATCATGAAGTCGGCCCGTCACCAGACCGGGGTCGGTCCTTCCGAGGAACTGACCAACGCGGCCGAGGCCGTGAGCAAGCGGTACATCAAGGCCTACCCCGCGAACCTCGCCGCGGTCCCCTTCACCAAGGCGACCCAGAACGAGGGCGCCGCGGGCTACGGTCAGGAGCTGGTCGGCGTCCAGTACGTCTCCGAGCTCTGGGATGCCGCTCGTCAGGATAGCCGGGTCTTTGGTCTGCTCGACACGTTCGAGATGATCCATCCTTCGGCTTACCTGCCCGTCGTCGCCGATCTGCCCGAGCCTATCCTCTCGGCCGAGAACACGACCGAGAACAGCTTCCTTGCCGGTACCGGCCGCGTCGGTTCTAACCGCGTGTCGGTCACGGCCAAGAAGATGCTCATCAACCAGATCTGGACCTATGAGCTCGAAGAGGATGCCATCATCCCCTTCCTGCCCTTCATCCGGGCCCAGGTTGCCGCGTCGCTGGCCTTCTATAGTGACTCGGTCATCCTGAACGGCGATACCACGAACGCGGCAACGGGCAACATCAACAGCGATGACGCCGATCCCGCGGACGACAAGTTCTATCTCGCCTTCGACGGCCTGCGCCACGTCGGCTTGGTGGACAACACGGCCAACGGCATCAACGCCGCGGGCTCGATCGCTCTGAGCCAGCTCAGCGGGCTCAAGGGCAAGATGCTCGACAACACGTACAAGATCGACTGGGGTCACCCCGTCCGGTCGCAGGATCTGATCTACGTCTGCGATCCCCAGACCGCCGACGCGATCGCTCAGCTTGACCAGGTCGTGACCGTCGACAAGTTCGGCCCCCAGGCTGGCGTCCTCGTCGGTCAGGTCGGCAACGTCCTCGGCTGCCCCGTCATCTCGACGATGGCAATGGGTCTCACCGAGGCCGACGGCAAGATCAGCGCGACCGCGGCCAACAACACCAAGGGTCAGTTGATTGCCTTCAACCGGAACGCGTTCAAGGTCGGCATCCGCAAGGCTGTCACCCTCGAGCTCGAGCGGATGCCCGGCATGCAGCAGTCTCGCCTCGTCGCCTCGTTCCGTCTCGGCTTCGGCCGTTACGCTCCGAGCGGCTCGGCGAGCAGCATTGAGGCCGCTTCGGTCCTCTACAACATCACCCTGTAGGATCTGAACGAAAATGCTTAAGCAGTTCGAGCAGATCGCGGCCCGCGGTCAGATCTTCCCCTTCGTGTTCGTCCAAGACGCGGTGGCGGCAAGTCAGACCGACGTGCAGCTCAACATTCAGGAAGTCGCAGGCGGCGTCACTCTCGCGATTGACGGCATCTCGCTTCCGTGGGCTGGACGGGTTGTGGGGATGTCCATCAACACGAGTGCAGCGGCGACCATGGGTTCTCTCGCGGTCGGTGTCACCCTCGACGGTACGGAACAGACGGCAACCACGCAGACCATCACGACCGGGACCGCGGCGACTGCCGTGTTCCCCCAGTCGTCGGTCAAGGCGACGGCAGGACAGAAGCTCGGGGTCGAGATCACGACTTCCGGGACATGGGATGCCGTGACCGCGGATCTCGCGGTTGTGGTCTACGTCCTGATGGACTGTCAGGGCGTCTAGGCGGAAGGCAAACCGGGGGGCCGGGGCTGCGGTCCCGAGCCCCCCGAACCATAAGAGAGGATCGAGATGAACGGACCCGTCTTCGGGGTGATGAAAGCGGTTGACGCGTTGCCCCTCGCTCAGCGGACGGCGACGACGAATGGGGACATGTTCCGGACCTACTGGACCTCGGACGACCCGCAGACCCGGAT